TGGAACCTGGGAATGGGGCCTGGATGAATATACCAGCAATTATCGCTTCGGATTCAAACATTCCTATTACGACGGGGACTGGCTTACTTTCTGGTTCTTTAAGTTCTACATTGCGGTGAACTACTGATGATTAACCTTCACCCAATTTTTTCAAGCTTTCTTGCAACTACACACTTAACTGACATCAACAACGACGAGTTAGTAAAATATGCTTACTCGTTAAAAGAAAAATCAGATGGCGTTATAAAAACTAATGTTGGAGGGTGGCAAAGCGACCCATTAGAATATCAACATCCAGAAATAAATAAATTAACTAATCTGATTATATACTCAGCGGATGAAATAAAGAGTTCTATTTTTCCAGAACCTGATTCGTCAACTTCTTTTTTAGACAACATATGGATTAACATTAATTCGCATGGTGCATTTAACACGCCACATATACATCCAAACGCTGTACTTTCCGGGGTTTACTATGTATCAACACCTAAGCCTATTAGTAATATAATCTTTCACCATCCTGGAATAAATGTGCAATATCATTATACTCCTGATGTAATGAAAGAAGCCAATAATTTTACTTCTTCTGTCTGGAGCTACGGCCCGGTTGCAGGAGATTTAATAATATTTCCAGCATACTTGTCACACTTTGTTGAATCTAATATGTCTGCTGAAGATCGAATCTCGATAGCTTTTAATACTGCTTTACGATTAAATAATGATTAACCATACAATGCAAATGAAGAATATGCTTAAGTGTTTTGAAACTACAACTTCATCTGGTCAAGTAGTCAGAGTATATGCTAAAGATGTATTTGATGCCCATCAAAAATTAAAGGAACTCCACGGACCACGAAATGTTCCTTTCATACCTAAGATAGTACCGTCTTGAAATAATATATACTAACATACTTATAGGAGTTATTATGTCATCTGAAGAAGAAAAATTTGCACATTCTAAACGTATCCATCAAAAAGATACTTCCATAAAGAAACAAGTGCATATTGCAAAAGAATATGGGATACCGGTTGATACTCCTCACAAATACGCAAAGCACCATGCTGTTGGATGTGGTAATCCAAAATGTATCATGTGTTCAAATCCGCGCAAAACATTCAAAGAATTAACTACGCAAGAGAAACGAATGTTTCAACCTGAACTACAAGATGAGTTCACTCATAAAACGGATAATTAAAACTTGACACAACAACTACACGGTGTTATAATAAGTATAGAACTTTAAGGACAATTAAATGAATTTCGACGAAGAAGATACTGATGACGAAGGGTTTGACATTAATTACGATAACGTAATTGAATGTAAGGAATGCCTGAATGTTACACGACTATTAGCTGCCGATTTAAAATCTAATCCATATACTACCGTTGGTCAGTTTCTTAAGAATATCTCAAATGCGGATCTTAAAATTTTAAATGACATTGTTGAGAATCATACCGGGATTGAGGAAGATGATGAAGTAACTGATCCTGGTCTTGCAGATGTAGTTCTAATTGCTGAAATGCTAGGTCGTGCAGAAGATATTATATCTGAAAGTGACGAAGATCTAATGAACCGTGTTAATCAGTTCATGGTAATGATTACTTGCGAAAATCTTGCACGCAAAGGATTGGTTAAAATATACCATGAGAATATGTCATTTGGCGAAGATGCCGGACATAGAATTATAGTAAAGAAAATTGACGGAATAGATTATGAGGATTAATGTGGTGTCCGATATTCATTTGGAATTCGGACCAATTGAAATTAAAAACACAGAAGGGGCAGATGCCCTTATTCTGTCTGGTGACATTTGTGTTGCTAGTCATCTAGGACATAAAGATGATGACAATAAAAGATCAAGGGAAATCCATGACTTCTTTGAAATGTGTTGCAACAAATATGATAATGTGATTTATGTGGTAGGGAATCACGAACATTATAATGGGGACTTTCAGTATACGATTCCACATCTAAAAGAGAACCTATGCTCTTATCTGGAAAATTTACATATTCTAGATAAATCAGTTGTCACTATCAATGATGTCACATTTATCGGTGGAACATTGTGGACTGATATGAATAAGGAAGATCCATCTACATTATATTCTATTAGGAATATGATGAATGACTTTATAAAAGTCTTTAATGGTGAAATTGATAATCGAGGTAAACCATATAAGGTTATTAAAACATTAAAACCTGACGATGTAGTAGTTGACCATAAAGCAATGTTGGAATATATTCGAACAATCGTTAAGGGTAAATACGATCAAACGTTTGTAGTTGTTGGTCATCATGCTCCTAGCAAGTTATCTACAAAACCAAAATATCAAGATGATTATATTATGAATGGCGCATATTCATCTGATCTATCTGAGTTTATTTTAGATCATCCACAAATTAAAATGTGGACACACGGGCACACGCATGATACTTTCGATTATCTTGTGGGTAGTACTAGAGTAGTTTGTAACCCGAGGGGTTATGTTAATTATGAGCAACGAGCGGATGAATTTAATCCTAATATTATTTTTGAAGTATGACAAATTATATTGAAAAAGATCTTTACAATTTAATTATAGAAAATGTAATTGTACTATGTACAGACGTTCTTGTAAAATATAAGAATAAGTATGTATTGTTGAGGCGAGCGGAAGAGCCTGTGAAAAATGTTCTTTGGCCAATTGGAGGACGTATTAGACAAGGCGAAACCGCAGTTGAATCCGCAACTCGAAAATTAAAAGAAGAATTGGGTATTATAAATTTTAAACCTTTAAAACCGGTGGGGTATTATGAGGATCATTATACTGCTAACTCATTTAAAGATAACACAGATTATTACACCCTTAGTATTGTGTTTGAAACCGAAATAGAATCGATTGATAATTTAAATATTGATCATACTAGTATTGATTTTGAATTACAAGATAAATTACCCGAGCAGTTTGTTATTAAACCTTTTATAGGAATTGAAAAATGAGTAAAGTAGAGCAATATTCCCGTCCATGGGTGACATTTAATCCAACCGACAAACAACATCGTGAGATTTTCCATACAGCATTAAAATATAATACTTGGGGAAAATCCCCTGTTCGTTTCTGGTTAGAAGGCGAAACATCTAGTTTAATGGATCAATGCACCGCTAAAATGGCTAGATATTATATGGAACAAGAATTCGGTAAAATCAAAGATAAATTGATTGCTGACGAAATTAATGTTATTAATCAATATCGATATATTGCAGTATAGTACCCTTACGGTTGACACGGGTACTAAAAGATGTTATAATATGATATATTAAGGAAAAATGATATATGAAAGATTTCACAGAAACATGGTATTCTACTGCGTCTGAATCGGAACGCGATAAATTTAAAAGTTGGATCAAAAGTCATCTCGCAATGGGCGAGGTCAAAATTAAATTCCTCAAAAAAGATAACACGCTGCGAGATATGCGTTGCACATTAGGCGCAGGATATTTGCCGGTCACAGAAGAAAAAGAAATTAAACGCAAAGAAAATACTGAAGTGCTTGCAGTATGGGACATGGACAAAGATGCATGGCGAGCTGTTAGATATGACGCAATCAAAGAAATCCACTTCGACATTTAAAGAAGAAAAGTTGATTGAGAATAAACCAAAATTTATTCCCGATCCTTTACTCAATAAGCAAAGTCTAAGAGAATTTAAAAAATTTATAATACCAGTAATTAAGGCAAAATAATGGCACGAGTTTCACTTGACGCAGAACCTAGTATCGCTGTACTATCTCCAGAAGAAAATACCTACAATGTTCAATTGATGAGAATCATGAACTGGTATTCTGCTGAGAAAGCAAAATCAGATGCTCGCAAGTATATGCGAGATTATGTTAAAGCTAAGATGCCAAGTGAGTTAACAACATTTGACCAAGTAAAAGATGTTAACATCGTAAATACATATGGTTGGATTTCTCGTATCATTATGCGTAATGGTAAAATTTCAGATAAGCATGCTAACAAGCTAACAGGATATCTAAAAGATACTTTAGCTTCTACGGTTTATATTCCAGAACCAGTACAACAAAAGGTTGTTGTATCTGCACCTAAGCCTTCAATCCAAGATGCAATGAAGGAAAAGATTTCAGAATATCTGGGTGAATTAGAAGGATCGTTTGATTCTGTAGTTAAAAACAAAGAAGATTTTTCGTTGTATAAAAATATGCAAGCGAATCAGATTCCAAAACCTTATGTGACTGATATTCAAGAATGGTGTAAGCATAAACTTCGCGAATATATTCAAGTATACGAAGGCAAAGATTCTCAGTTAGTAGAAGGATATTCTAATATCACAAAGAGAGAATTAAAAAGCATTGTTAAAATGCTGGCACAATTTATTGAAGACTGTGATAAATATTCAGAGTTTAAGAAAGCAAATCGCAAACCTCGAGCAGTTAAGGCAAAGCCGGCGAGTGTTCAAGTTAAGAATCTTAAGTATAAAAAAGAAGATACTGAATTGGGACTTACTTCGATTGATCCCGCAGAGATTATCGGTGCTCAACAGGTATGGGTATTTAATAGTAAAACTCGTAAGTTGGCTCTGTATAAAACAGATTCAGCAATGGGTATTATGGTTAAAGGTTCTAGCTTTCAAAACTACGACCCAGAAATGGGTTGTCAGAAGACTTTGCGTAAACCCGCAGATCAGCTTAAAGATTTGATGGGTGCAACAAAAGTACAGCTAAGAAAATATATGGATAGTGTCAGCTCTAAAGCATCTCCTGCAAATGGTCGAATGAATGCTGATACTCTAATCCTTAGAGTTATTAAATAAGGTTTCAGATGGCGCTAAAATTATCGTATTGCCAATTAATTAAAATTGTTCTATCGCAGATTGGCGGTAGTCCGTTACAACAAGTTTATACTCAGTTGTCTCAAGGATTACAGCAAATTACAAAGGGCGGTATTATCCCCTCGGAGTTTCAACAACTAAAATCATTTGTTGATCAGGTAACCACTTCATTGAATGGTGTGGCTGGCGATATTAATGCGATGCAACAACTGACGCAACAGTTTTTCTACAATCCAGTTGGTACGGTAACTACAGAAGCAGTTACGTTGATTGATACTAGATTAGCGCAAATTTCTACAGACCCAGGCAGCGGCCCTGTTCCAACTTCTGGTAATGAAGCGGAATATGATAAATTAGTAGCTATGCGTTTAGATTTGTTATCGTTTAAAACACATACTGATACATTGGCAGGAGTAACTGAACCTACTACTACAGGCGGATTTGGCGGATGCACAATCGCTGATTTATTAGGTAATGGGTGCAAGCCAGCTGAAGATGTACCCGATGTTGATCTTCAAGTATTGGTTGATGGATTTAAATCTGGTGCGTTGATATCTCAATTTAAAACAAATTTATCTAGTTTGATTGCAAATCAAACAGGGTATACGCAAGTGTCCGCATCTATTAATAGTCTGCAATCAAGTATTCAAACTTTTAATTCTACAGTTACATCTAAATTAAATAAGATGATAATTAAAAAAGCTGTAGAAACATATATTACAAATTTAGCATTTAGTCTATTATCGGGATGTAGTAGTCCCGTAGTAAATGCTACTATTCGCCCCGAGGCAAAATCTGCAATTACCCCATTTATAGAATATCAACAGAAAATTTTAAATGGTTTGCTTAATGCAGATGGTTCTACTCCTGGCGCGTCTGACACCTCACTAACAACGTAAACAGAAAGATATATTATGATCGTAGTTGATTACAGCCAAACGGCAATTTCAAACTTGATGGCAGAAATTGGAGGTCGAAAAGATATTGAGATTCAGGTGCCGCTATTGCGTCATATGATTTTAAATTCTATTCGGGGGTACAAACAAAAATTCGGCAAAGAGTTTGGACAAATTGTTATTGCTGTTGACAACCGTAACTACTGGCGCCGTCAAGAATTTCAGTACTACAAAGCAGGTCGCAAAAAAGCGCGCGAGGACTCTGGTCTAGATTGGAAAACAATCTTTGAAGCGCTTGATCTTATTCGTACCGAGATTGACAAATTCTTCCCATACAAAGTAGTTAATGTTGATGGTGCAGAAGCAGATGACGTTATTGCAGTATTAGCAGAGTGGTCTCAGACAAATGATTTTGCTGAGGGCGGTGTATTCAATGATGAACCTAAGCCTTTCCTAATTGTTTCTGGTGATCATGATTTTATTCAACTACAAAAGTATAAGAATGTAAAACAATTTTCTCCAGTGCAAAAGAAATATGTGAAACCGGAAATGTCTGCAAACCAGTATATTTTCGAACACACAATTAAAGGCGACAAGGGAGATGGTGTTCCTAATGTGTTATCTGCAGATGACAGCATTGTTGCAGGGGAGAGACAGAAACCGATTACTGCTAAGAAATTAGAGGCATGGTATAAAGATAAAACATCTATGCCAAATGATGCGGAGTTTATTCGTAATTTTGAGCGCAATCAAAAATTAGTCGATTTTAATTTCATTCCAGACAATATTAAAAATTCGATTATAAATAATTACGCAGGGCAACCTGATAAAAATAAGAGTATGCTTTTGAACTTTTTCATTGAGCATAAAATGAAAAACATGCTAGAATTGATTGAGGAATTTTAATGAAAACACTGATCCCACAAATATTTGAAGAGATTGAAAGATCACCAAATAAACAAGCAAAAATTAATTGCTTGAGAGCGTACGACCATCCTGTACTACGAGGGATGCTTCAAATTAATTTTAATCCTAATTTTAAATTAGATTTACCTTCAGGAGTACCTCCTCATAAACGAGACGAAAAAATTCCAGTTGGATATTCAGAAACAAATCTTTTTGCAGAATTTCGAAGAATGTATATTTGGGGACAACCAAGTAATTTGACAAAACTTAAAAAAGAAATGTTGTTTATTCAATTACTTGAAGGTATTCATTGGACAGAAGCAGATGCTCTTTGTTTGTGCAAAGATAAAAAACTGCAAACCAAATATAAAACAATTACAGAAGATTTGGTAAGAGAAGCATTTCCAGACGCATTGCCACCGCCTGTTCAAAAAGAAGTAATTAAGAAAGAACCAACAGCAAAAAAAGAGAAAGTCTCTTTGAAAGGTTGACTCGGTTCTTCAAACGAGACGTACCAGAACCGGTTATAAGTGAATGGACATATTATGGTGAAATACCGGATGATCCAAAACACGACCCTAGAGTTTTGAACACCCACCAATACAGAGCATTTGACAAACGTTGAAAAAGATGTTATAATATATTATGGGAGATTTAATATGACAATGCACATCGTTGGACCTTGGTTATCTACAAACGGTAAGAAAAAGGGTAAAGTTAAATTTAAAAGTGCAGAAGAGGCACGTAATGCAAGAGCTCTTGCACAAGAGTGGTCTTCTATGAAAAAGAAGTGGGGCGTTGAGATTGAAGAGTCTAAGCGTAAACGAGCTATGGCAGCTGAAGTTTACTCTCCCCCAGTATCATCCAATCCAAGAGGTGTTACTAATAATATCCAGAGTTTAAATTCAAAAACAACAGGCCCGGTTTCAAGTAAGCCTTCACCTGTGTATACTGGTACAAAAGTGCTAGGCATTGGTACAATGCATAAATCTAATGCGGTTCCAATCTTTAGCGATGACGAAGCAAAAGAAATTTCTACAATGAGGCGTTAATGAGAAAAATAGTTTTAGTTACTGGTGGATTTGATCCTATCCATTCTGGTCATATTGAATATTTTAAAGCAGCTAAAAAATTAGGCGATTTGCTAGTTGTCGGTGTTAATTCTGACCCATGGCTTGCCCGCAAAAAAGGCGCGTCATTTATGCCGGCCAATGAACGACATGCAATTGTAAGTAGTCTAAGCATGGTAGATCGCACAATGTTCTTTAACGATAACGATGGATCAGCTAAAAACGCAATTAATGATGTACGCGCACTGTACCCAAACGATAAAATCATTTTTGCTAACGGTGGCGATCGCACACAAGAAAATATTCCCGAGATGGGTGTTAAAGATGACAATATAGTCTTTGCATTTGGGGTCGGTGGAGAAAACAAAATGAATTCTAGTTCATGGATTCTTCAAGAATGGAAAGCACCAAAGACCTCGCGCGCGTGGGGATATTATCGTGTTCTTCATGAACAAAACAAAGAAGTTAAATTAAAAGAACTTACTGTTGATCCAGGCAAATGTTTAAGTATGCAACGACATAAAGATCGTGCAGAGCATTGGTTTGTAGCAGAAGGAACAGCTACGGTTTATTCATTAAACCGTAGTACAGATGTTGAGCTAAAGGGGACTTATGAAAAATTCGAAAGTCTGCATATT